CATTATTGAGTCGGATTAAAACAATCCGGTAAACCCGTGAAGGCTTACCCCATGGTTTTATTACTTTAAAATGCGGTGCTACGGATTTCCTCGGCATACTCACGGCGTAATTTAAGAGTCTCCTTGATCTCTTTAAATGCTTTTTTTGTATTGCCTTCCGCTTCAGAGTAATACTCGAGAATGTCGCCATCTTCCCAAGCTTCGACTACTTCGTCCCAACCGCCGGAGCTGTAGTGATCCATCGCATACTGTTTTACAAAATATATAAAGTCTTGTTCATTCATTTTGATTTTCCTTTAAGTTAAGTTATAAGATATTGCCACCGAGAGCCATTAATATAGCATTGTCAATACCCTATTTCCAATTGTATTTTTTAAAGAGAAAACGGATATTGATTGAGAAAACCTATCGGCAAAACCGGACAACTGTAAACGGATTACAGTAGAGATAAAAGCCCGAATACAGTTTATTGGCTGATTCATCCCAAGGGATAGACTAGACAATAGAACCCCTAATGTGATCTAATGCGTTTTATGTTTTATGTTCTGCTAAATTCGAATATATGAAAACAATGACAAAACCCACACGTAAGGCCATGAGAGAGGCGTTAAAGGATCAAACGATCACACAGATATTAAAGATCCCAAAATCCAAATTAACCGGCAAAGAGCGTGCATTCGCCGAGTCGTGCGCGAGCGGTGAGCCGGCAACTGTAGCGTACAGGAAAGCATATAACACCAAGGCCAAGCCGGAAATTGTGAAGAGTAGCGCTCATAGGGTTAAGTCTAAGCCACACGTTAGCGCAACTATAGAGGCCATACAACGGGCTAATGAAGCGATGAAATATCAAAATGCTGAAAGCCTTCGATCTTTAGCTATTACGAGCCTGGTCGCCGTGCTGACCGATCCCGACAGTAAACCACAAGCCAAGATCCAAGCGAGTAAGATCATTGGCCAAATGACTGAAGTAAGTTTATTCACCCACCGATCAGAAACTAAAGTGATTCATTCGAGCGAAGATATAAAGGCCAAGATCCTTCAAGAGATTAGAGGGCTTATGTCAGTCGATATTGAAGACGTGATCGAGAAGGACGCCACATCTTTACTCGCCGAGCTCACTCTCGATCCCGAAAATCCTGAGAGCGAAGCCCCCACCGCCACCCCATGCCCCGAGAATTTTTTGGACGCCCCCCACTCAGATTTACATACTATTCCAGACGAACGATCGCCTCAATTATCAGATGACCAACTGTCCACCGTTTACAGTACTCCACCCCCTGATATAGAGAACACCCCCCGGTAGGTCTTTATGGCTAAAGTGGAAAAAAAATATATAAAAAAAATATTCATTAACCCTGGGATGGTTGCGAAGAAGTGTGACTATACGGAAGAGGAAGCGAAAGGATTGGATATGACGCCTGTACAAAAAGAAGTGTTTTTATATGTGGATGAGTATTGGAAGAGGTTTGGCTGGGGTCCTACCTATAGGGAGATAGCTATATATAGGAAGAAGAGTAGTTTGGGGAATATTCATCAGACGATTAAGCGCTTAGTCCGGCTTGGGGTATTAAAGCAGGTGAAGGGTATGGAGAGAAGTGTCAGACCGGTATATATTAACTTTAGGAACCTAGAGTGAAACTAGATGATATGTTGGCTTCTCTTGATCAGGATGATGCTGTAGCGTTATTGGATCAGGTGACGGCTTATAAAGAAGCGGTTGACCGGGAGAAGGCGCAGGATAGCTTTTTGTTTTATGTAAAGAAGATGTGGCCTGGCTTTATACATGGTAGACACCATGCGGTGATGGCGAAGTGTTTTGAGAGAGTTGCTAGTGGGGAGCTGAAGAGGCTGATCATTAATCTTGGCCCTCGTCATACGAAATCGGAGTTTGCTAGTAATCTTTTTCCCTCTTGGTTCTTGGGGAAGTTTCCTCATAAGAAGGTGATCCAGTGTTCTAACACGGCGGATCTCGCGGTTGGATTTGGTAGAAAGGTCAGGAACCTAGTGGATTCTGATGTATACCAGTCGGTCTTTCCAGGAATAGGATTACAGAGTGACAGTAAAGCTGCGGGTAGATGGGCAACGAACAAGGGTGGGGATTACTTTGCTATTGGTGTAGGGGGAACGGTAACGGGTAAGGGTGCGGATCTCCTTATCATAGATGACCCTCATTCTGAACAGGAAGCGAAGCTGGCGAGTAACGATGCGGAGATTTTTGACAATGTATATGAGTGGTATACATCTGGACCGCGTCAACGTTTACAGCCAGGGGGTGCTATTGTTCTTGTGATGACCCGTTGGTCGGACAGGGATTTGACGGGAAAGATATTAAAGAGCTCGAGTGGCGAGGACTGGGAGGTGATAGAGTTACCTGCGATCATGCCCAGCGGTAATCCTTTATGGCCTGAATTCTGGCCTTTGAACGAGCTGTTAGCTGTTAAAGAAGAGATCGGGATATACAAGTGGAACGCCCAGTACCAGCAGACGCCGACTGGAGAAGAGGGAGCGATTGTTAAGAGGGAATGGTGGAAGAGATGGAAAGGAGCGGCTGCGCCTCCATGTGAATTTATTCTGCAGAGCTGGGATACGGCTTTTACGAAAAGTGCTAGGGCTGACTATTCTGCGTGTACGACCTGGGGTATATTTCATCTAAATGAAGATCCAAAGGATATCAATATCATCTTGCTGGATGCGTTCAGGGATAAGTTTGAGTTTCCTGAATTGAAGCAAGCTGCGATGAGTTCTTATAAAGAATGGGAACCGGATACGTGTATTGTTGAAGCTAAAGCGGCTGGAGCTCCTTTGATCTTTGAAATGCAAAGGATGGGAATACCTATTTATGAGTACACGCCGACGAGGGGAAATGACAAGTTTGTTCGGTTAAACTCGACGACGGATTTGTTCAAGTCGGGGAAAGTATGGGCGCCTGATATGCATTGGGCGGATGAAGTCATTGAGGAGATAGCGAGATTTCCTAATGCAGAGCATGATGACTATGTGGACAGTACCACCCAAGCGCTGATAAGATTCAGGCAGGGTGGATTTCTCAGGCTTGAATCTGACGAAGAAGATGAGCCTACTTATTTTAAACGCAAGCGCGCATATTACTAGGATTAAAAATGGCAACAAATTTTGACAAAGCTTTATACACAGATGTACCTCCATTGGATGTGAGTTCTGAAAACGACATTGAGATCGAAGTAGAAGATCCAGAGAGCATGCATATTGGGATAGGCGGGATAGAGATTGATCTAGAGCCGAATAAAGGTATTGATTACAGCAGTGACTTTTATGCCAATTTAGCTGAAGATATGAATGAAGGCGAGCTAATGGAAGTCGCTGGAGACTTGATGCAGTTGGTAGACCAGGATATATATAGCCGTAAAGATTGGGCTGAAACATATGTCAAGGGTCTAGAAGTATTGGGAATGAAGTATGAAGAGAGGACAGAACCTTGGAATGGGGCGTGTGGTGTTTTCTCTACAGTATTAACTGAAGCGGCGATCAGGTTTCAGAGCGAGACAATATCAGAGTGTTTCCCTGCTGCTGGCCCAGTCAAGACTCAAGTCATAGGTGCGATTGACCAGATGAAACAAGAGATGGCCGCCAGGGTTCAGGAAGATATGAACTATGAGTTGACCGATGTCATGTTTGAATACAGACCAGAGCATGAACGTTTACTCTTGAACTTAGGGCTAATTGGATCTGCTTTCAAGAAGATTTATCCAGATCCAGCATTAGGTCGCGCGATGGCGATGTATGTCGGAGCAGAGGATTTGATCATGCCTTATGGCTCTAGTGGTGTGATGCACTGTGAGCGGGTCACTCATTTGATGAGAAAAACCAAGAATGACATTAGAAAACTACAGGTAGAAGGTTTTTATAGGGACTTAGAGCTGGGTGAACCGGTACAAATCCCCACGGATATCGAGAAAAAGAAGGCAGATGAGGTTGGATATTCCCTGACGGACGACGACAGATACCAAATTTGCGAGATACATGCCGATTACAACCTACCTGGCTATGAAGATGAGGATGAAATTGCTCTTCCTTACGTGATTACGATTGACAGAGGGACCAATAAGGTACTCTCTATCCGCAGAAACTGGAACGAAACAGACAAAAAGCACCTTAAACGCCAGCATTTTGTGCAATATACCTATATTCCTGGCTTTGGAGCCTACGGATTTGGACTTATTCACCTGATTGGAGGATACGCTAGAGCTGGAACCATGATTATTCGCCAGTTGGTGGACGCAGGCTCCTTAGCTAACCTGCCAGGAGGGTTGAAATCCCGTGGTTTACGTGTAAAAGGTGACGATACACCTATAGCACCAGGAGAATTTAGGGACGTAGATGTACCTAGCGGGTCGATCAAAGACAATATCATGACCCTGCCGTACAAAGAACCAAGTCAAGTACTGGCTGCACTACTGTCCACGATTACAGATGAAGCCAGGAAACTAGGTTCTGTCAGCGACATG